CTTGCCCATCGAGATGCGGGCCTGGATCGATTGGGCGCGGGTCTGTTTGTCGGCAACGGGGGTCATCTCATAGACCGCAGCGAAAGTCTGCCTTTCGAGCATTCGTTTGCGGAGGAAGGGGCCGATGGACTTCGAGATGTGCCCCCGCTCGGCCCACCAGAAGATGGGTTTGAACTTGCCCATCAGGTCGATCATCTTCTCCACCGCGACGTCGGTGGAGATGCGGCCCCAGGTCAGGTCGGGCATGAGCCAGATGTTGTCGTGGATGTCGATCGCCACCACCCCGAAGCAGGTCTTGTCGCGGTCCTGCTTGAGGGAGACCGCGTGGTCGCTGGCGGCGTAGAAGCGAAGCGTCTCCTTGGGCGGGATGTCGCTGGCCTTGTGGTAGAGCTTGATCCGGTCAGCGTCGAAGAAATTGCCCTTATCAGGGCTTGGGGAGCCCTGATAAAGCGCCTGAAACCCACGGCTGTCGCCTTCGCGCATTTCTTCCAGGTAGCGCCTCGGGAAACGCTGGGGCCAGAGCGCCGCGCCTTTCTTGCGACCGAGCGGGTCGTTATCGCGGGCGAGTGCCGGGAGATCGATGATCCGCCACTTGCGGGCCTCGCTCTCGTTGTAAAATTCGTTGGTCGGGTCGGTGATGCGCCCGACGAGATCGTCCTCGTGCCAGCGGGTCTGGATGATGACGATCCACCCCTCGCTGGTGAGGAGCCTCGACTTGATCACCTGCGTGTACCAAGTCCAGAGCTTGTTGCGCGTGGTCGGGCTATCGGCCTCGACGCGATCCTTGATGGGATCGTCGAGCAGGAGACCGATGGCGCCGCGACCGGTGATGGAGCCGCCGCGTCCAGTGAAGAACAGCTTGCCTTGAAGCGTGGTCTCCACGCGGTCGACGCTGGCCGAGGTCAGGGAGACGTCGGGGAAAATCTGGCTGTAGATCGGGTCCTCGATCAGCTCGCGGACTTCTCGACCGAAATCCCATGAAAATTTCTCGTTGTAGGTCGCCAGGATGAGGCTTTCGCGCGGGTGCCGGCCGATGAACCACGCCGGGAAAAGGCGTGAGGTCAGTTCAGACTTTCCGTGTCGAGGTGGGCAATTGATGATCAGGCGCTTGATCCGGCCCGCTTCCACTTCCTCCAGAGCCGCTGCGATCACCTCATGGTGGCGCGCGGCTTGGTAGGTCGAGAAGTTGGGGTCCTGAGACCGGTCGGGGTCCGGGCGCATGAGCTGCGCAAAGCGCAGGAGTTTGTCCTTCGCCAGGAGGGCGGCCTGCCGGCGCTGAAGCGCCAGCAGGTATCGTGTCGTCTTGGGTGAGACTGCGACGTTCATTTCTTGCGGGGCTTGCTCACGGCCTCGGCCTCGCGGGCTTCGGCTGCTCGGGCGTCGGCGTCGGTCTCGCCGGCATTGGCCGCCTCGAAGCCGGTCTCGGCACCGCCGGGATTGTCGATCGGGGGCTCGTGCTCGGCGAGGGTGTCCTCGGTGCCGGCGGCGACGTGCTCGGCCGCCTCGGTCTCCGTCATGTTGGTCCCGGCAACGCCCGTCGTGCTCTCCAGGGCGGCGATGTCCTCCTGGAAACCAGCCGGGTTGACGACATTGTGGACGTGCGTCAGCGAGGTCCCGTGCTCGTCGTCGACCGACTTGGCCTTGGCGGTGTTCGGGTCGGTGTGAGCCCGCGCCTGTGACGGCGGGTTCTGGTCCTCTTCCCACTCCTCGCCGGATTTGCGGTTCTCGATGCCGTCCGGATCGGGCTCGGCCCTGAACGGGTCGTTGTCGTCCTTGGTGACGGTGACTTTCGATTTTGCCATGCTTTCCTCCTTCAGGTGACGGTGATCGCGATCGACTGCGTCGCGAGGTTCGCTGCCGCGTCCTGGATCGCGACGACGATGTTGTGAATGCCAGGGTTGGGGGCGCTCATTGGCGGAGCCTTGGCCGTCTTGATCACTCCGGCGCTGTCGATCGAGAAGTTGCCGCCGTCGGAGTTGTTCATCGAATAGGTGTAGGGCGCCTTCCCGCCGGTCGCCGAGACCTGCCCGACGGTGGTGTTCAGGGCCGCGCCGCCGGCAACCGTGGCGCCCGCCGTGGTGGCCTTGATCGCGGCGCTGCGGGCTCTCGCCCACGGCTTCAGGGCGGTGACGCCCGGCTTGCGGTGCTGACTGGAAAACGTCTGAGCGGCGGCGTTCAGATAAAAGGCAACCATGGAGACCCCCTTCAGGTGGCAGAGGCGGACAACGCCGCCAGGAACTTGTCGTGATAGGCGGCGATCATGTCGTCGCAGTCGTTGCCGTTGATGATCTGCCGGGCGTTCAGGGCGTCGTCGGCGGTGTCGTTGAAATACTGCCCGAGCTTTTTCCCCGTGAACCAGCCCTCCGCCATACCCCGGAACATCACGCGCGTAGCGATCAGACTATCGAGGGCGTATTCGGGGTGCGCGACGAGGTCTCTGTTGTCGATCAGGCCGAGCGCCTTGGAGGCCTTGTCGTAGTTGTCTTCCCAGGTGAGCTGGACGAAGCCGCGCCCGATATAGGGGTAATAGGATTTCTCTTCGAGATAGCTCGCGGAGCCGTATTCGGTGACCGGCCACATATGCTCGGCGGTCTCGTGGTAGGTCGTCGCCAGCATGTAGGCGAGCCAGCGGAGGTCGCTCATCGGGGTGCCGCCGGCTTGGTATTCCCAGACGGCCAGGATGACGCTCTGCCCGTCGACCTGCTCCTGCGACAGAGCCCCGTCAAAGAGGTCTTCGCGGATGGTGTCGAAATAGACGTCTCTATCGAACATCACGGCCCCTCGGGGATGCGCAGCTCGATCGAGCTGCACTCTTCTCTCGTCGTGTATTCCTTGCGGTTCGCCATCTGAACCACACAGCGGACTTCGGCCGTGTAGTGCTTCGCCGTGTCGTCGGCGTCGCGTGCCGTGACCAGCGCAGTGATCTCGCGCGGGTTGATCCGCACTTCGGTGCCGGAGAGGAGCACGATGACCAAAAGGACCACCGGCCCCTCCCTGGGGAGACTTACTTCGGTTGCGCGGTGTCGCAGGAGACGCACTTGCCGAGCACGAGCTTCACGATCTCATCGATGTGCTCCTTGGGGAGCGAGTTATCGATGCCCGGCTGCGAGCCCGGAAGCTCGTTGTCGACGCCCGGCTGTGAGCCAGGAAGGCCCTGGTCGGGACGCCCGCCCGGCTTCGGCAGGGTGTTGTCGACGCCCGGCTGCGAGCCCGGAAGCTCATTGTCGGGGCGAGCGCCCGAGCCGGGGAGACCCTGATCCGGGCGCGGCGGCTTCGGGCGGCCCTGTCCATAGCCCGGATCGACCGCGTTCTCGTGCAGCCACTCCAGGAAGGCCTTGAGGCGACCGCCCGCGCTCTGGTCCTTGGCCTTGGAGACCGTGACCGTGATGTCGTCCTTGGTCTTCGTCCAGGTGTCGTACTGAGCCATTTCAGTCCTCCCTATGGCACTCGGATGGTGGTGCCGCCCATGCCCCCGAACTGGAGCAGAAAGATAATCGCGATGATCGCCACGACGACGACCGCCGCAATGTTGACGATACGCCGAATTTGCGGGTCCAGCGTCACCTGCTGGAGGAGCCAGTAGATCACGATGATGACGATGACCGCGACGGCGACCACCACAAGCAAATGCACGAGGTCCATGTCAGTCTCCTTTTAGGGGCCGTACACCGCGAAACCGTGGGCCATGGCGACTGTGCCCGAGAAGGTGGAGCCGAGAGTGAGCCCCGTCAGGTCGGCGGAGCCCGCGATGTTGTCGGCCCTGCCGGCGACGGAGCCCGCCGTCGTGACCGTGTTCTGGCTCTCCGGCGTCCAGGAGCCGACGAGACCGGTGGTGTTGGCGCGGCTGATGGAGCCGCCATAGGCGAGACCGCCCTTCGGCACCAGGACCCCGGTCAAGTTCTGAGGCGCGTTCTGCGAGGAGGCCTCGAACAGGTTCGGCGTGACGCCGCCCGTGAGCATCCCGATCTGGTTCACTCCGAGCGCCGAGAGACCGTAGAGAGCGTGGACGTAAATCTGGGTCTGCCCGCTGGCGTGGGCGACGGTGATGTCCATCGTGGTGCCCGCCGGCACGAGACCGATCCACTGGTAGTAGCCGCATTGCGTGCCGCCGGAGCCCGGAAGCACGTTCTGCCAGGGCAGAACGGGGGCCGGATTGGTCGAAAACGAGCTGAGGGTGCCGTCAGCGGTGACCAGGAGGGCGTGGACGATGACGA